GATTTCTTTCGTCGAGTGCGCATAGACGATTTGAAATAAATCTATCAACGAAAGGAATCTGATAAAAATGGCACTTACTGATGAAAACGGCAGCGGAATGGTCATGCCCGTCCAGCCCATGTACGGCGGCGGATATGGCAACGGCGGAAGCGGCTTCTTCGGCGGGGACTTGGCTTGGATCATCCTGCTCCTGCTGATCGGCGGCAATGGATGGGGCTTCGGCGGCGGCTTCGGCGGCGGCATGTGGCCCATGATGATGGGCGGGGCCATGAACGGCTTTGGGCTGGATTATCTGTATCCGTGGCTGAACAACAGCCAGCACATCAGCGATGGCTTCCGGGATCAGCAGCTGCAGACCTCTATTTCCGGCCTGCAGAACAGCGTAACCGCTGGCTTCGGTGATGTTCAGCTTGGTATTGCTGGCATCAACCAGAACATCTGCCAGACCGGCAACGCCATCACCGGCGCGATCAATAACGGCTTCTCCTCTGCTGAGATCGCGGCCAATGGCCGTCAGATGGCCAACATGCAGACCCAGTTCGGCATTCAGAGCGCGATCCAGAGCGGCTTCGCTCAGAACGCGGCTGGAACTGCCGATCTGAAGTACACCGTGGCCACGGAAGCATGCAACGACCGGGCCGCGATCCAGGGAGCGCTGAACAGCCTGCTGACCCACATCGACCAGAAGGTGCAGGGCGTGCAGGATAAGCTGTGCCAGCTGGAGTTGGATGGGGTGAAGCGTCAGGTCGCTGATGAGCAGCGCGAGAATGCCAACCTGCGCAGTGATCTCCAGTATGCCCGCAACCAGGCTGACCGCACGGCGCAGACCGCGCTGTTCCAGCAGGGGCTGACCAACGAGGTGGATGCACTGTACAACCGGCTGAAGAACTGCCCTGTCAATACCGTTCCGGTATATGGCAGCCAGCCGATCTTCACCTGCCCTCAGAACGTTAACCCCGGCTGCGGATGCGGCGGCGCATTCTGATGGAGGTGTGAACCATGGCTGAGTATATCACATCAGGACAGCAGAATGTTCTCCTGAACCAGCCTGCTGTATTCGATGCGTCCATCCCGTGCAGAAACGGCTTTGTTTTCCACGAAGACGGATCCGGGATCTTTACTCTCTGCGGCAAGACCTCAAACTGCTTTGCCAGATACCAGATTACATTTAACGGAAATATAAGTCTGCCTGAAGGCGGCATGGTTGTTCCTATCGCTGTGGCTCTTGCGGTAAACGGAGAAACCAAACTGACAAGCAGGGCGATTGTTACGCCTGCTGCGGTTGAAGATTTTTTCAACGTGACAAGCACCGCGATTATTACGGTTCCGAAGGGCTGCTGTTATTCGGTTTCACTCCGGGCCGTGCCTGCAAGCGATGATCCGACCGTAACGCCCGCGCCGGTGATTGTTCTCCAAGATGGCAATCTGGACATTAGCAGAATAGCGTAAAGGAAGGAGGATAGGACATGGATTATACTAAAGACTACACGGAAGCCTGTGAAATGCTGCATGATGATTTTACCGATCTGATGCGGAAAATCAAAAGCGAGGGGCTGAAACCGACTTACCTTGACATGCTGGACAAACTGACGCACAGCATTGCCAGCATCAAAAAGACGATCATGATGGAGCAGGATGACGGCTATAGTGGCATGTACCCCTATATGGGAGGCTATGGACGCTATAGCCGGGACGGTAGCAGCTACGCCCGTGGTCGCAATGCTCGCCGGGACAGCATGGGCCGCTACTCCGGTGAGCGCGGTTACTCCCGGACGGACTTTGCCGATAAAATGCGGGATCTGATGGAGGATGCGCCGGATGACCGCACCCGGCAGGAAATCCAGAGGATGGTCGAAAAACTGGAGAACGCATAACGGGAGGTGATCCCGTGATAACGCTCCGTGACATTGAGGAGGCCATTGCTGAGTGTCAGGGCCAGCGGAACCCAAACGCCAACACCTGCGTCAAACTGGCTGCGTATTATACAATTCGGCGCGAGCTGCTCGGGGAAGAAAAGGAAGCCGAGCCGCCGTCATACTCCTACGCCCCTGCACCGGATCCTGATCCGGTTGTCGTGAATGATGGGAATGACGATTTTGCCCGGATGGTTGACGGCAGGGATCAGGCCGAAATCTGGCCTATACTCAACGAGGCAATGGACACACTACAAATTGTTATGCCCAAACTGTACACAGCAGTTATGGACAGGCTCCGGCGATAAGCCGGGGCTTTTTTTAAAAAAGTGAAAAAAATTTCAAAAAAGGGTTTACATTTAATATTAAATGTGATACAATAACAGTGTCAGAAGGGGAAACCCACTGAACAGAGGAGGAGGGCTACACAATGTACGAAACAATCAAGGTGGTCAACGGGTACGAAATTCAGAGAATGATTGGAAGCCGTGGTTTCTATCATGTGAACATCAGCGAGGGTTGCGGGTGGCGCGAATTCCACACTTTCCGCACGATCAAGGCGGCGGTTGAATTTTGCAACAGCATTCCTGCAAAGGAATGAAACAAACAGGCCAGCCGGGGAGCCTTAAATCCCCGGTAGAAAGAAGGGCTAACAATGAGCATGAAGGAGAAGCTGGAGATGCACCGCCAGATTGAGCGGGAGAACGAGCGGAAGCTGAAGGAATGGAAGGAGGACAAGGCAGCATGAAATTGTACGGTAAAACATCTACATCTTCCATCTATGAGCGGGAGGATGGCAAGCGAGTTGTGATATACAAAGAGCATTCTTTGTACGGTGTCAAGGTATACGCTCCAGTACATGGTTCCTTTGAAACCGTAGCAAGCATGTGTTCCTACAATGAGGCAAGGAAAATTGCTTCGGAAATGTATAAACAACGGTAAGATAATGCCGGCCGGGGGCGGCTAATCCCCCGGAGAAAGAAGGGCTAACATGGCAATCATCATCAACGCAAACCGGGAAGGCTACGGAACCGACCAGATCCGGAACACAATGACAGTCGGCGAGCTGATCGATGCACTGAGTGAATACGATGCGGAAACCCCGGTATATATCGGCAACGACCGGAAGTCATACGGCTGGTATACCTACGGTGGCATTACGATGCAGGATATCGAAGAAACGGAGGGCGAAGAAGATGACGAACGGTGAAATCATCCTGCGGGAATCGCTGGAACTGCTGAAACAAGGGGTGCTGAAGCCCACGGGACGTGTATTCGTGCAGGAGCTTCCGGACGGGCAGAAAGTTGAGCTCCCGGAGCCGGAACCCATCCACACCTATAACGGCTGGAAGGATCTTGGTTATCAGGTGAAGAAGGGCGAACACGCCAAAGCAACCTTCCTCATCTGGAAGTATTCCGGGAAGAATGGAGAAGAAGCGAAAAGCGAGGAAGCCAACGGGGAAGAATCCGGCGGGAAATGCTGGATGCGGAAAGCTTTTTGGTTCACGTTTGATCAGGTTGAAAAGGTTTCATAAAGACAGGCCGAGCCGGGGCGGCTAATCCCCGGCATTGAGGATGGTCAAAAATGAGTATCAACACGAAAATCTGGGCCAGCACTGAGGATCTCAAGGAATACGCGAAAGAGCTGGAGAAAAGCGGCAGGAAAGAAAGCGGGGAGGGGCTTTGGTCAATCATCAGCCAGCTTGAATCTCTGCTTGACTACATGGATGAGCATCCGAAAAAGTGAGGAGGATAACAATGGTGTTGAGCAGCACAACCATAGAAACTGGCCTTTGGCACATCCAGAGGCATCTGATTGACAAATACGGCATCGATCAGGCAGAGCGGGACATGGCCCCGCTGCATTGGTACATCAGCACAGGCAGAGCCTCCATGCAGTTTCTCCATGCGCTGCTGGACGCCAAGCCGTTCATGGTGGCGCGTAAGCTCCACGAGGGCGGGAGCGATCAGGAGGTTATTGACCGGATCCGGCGTTATCTGCGGCTGGACGATTGCACGATCTGAGGAGCAATGTTATTATAACAGCAGGAGGGATGGACAATGCCACGAAAAAAGGGAGATTTTGACAACAGGGCTTATCAAAATGAGTATCATAAGGCGATGAAAACCAAACTGCTCTCATTCAACCCGGCAAATGACCTTGATATGATGATCTGGGATTACCTGCAGACTAAGAGCAACATCACCGGATATATCAAGCAGCTAATCCTCAAAGATATGGAAAAAAAGTAAAAAAATTCAAAAAGCTATTTACATTTAATATTAAATGAGTTATAATAACAATGTCAGAAGGGGAAACCCACTGAACATCAAGGAGGGCTAACACGATGAAGGGTTCCGAGAAGCAGATCAAGTGGGCAGAGGATATCAAGGCTGGCGCGTATCTGGCGCTGGATTCCTTGAACGAGATGAATCACCTCTTCGGCGAGAGGGCCGAGGAGCATTGGAAGAACTTCAGCGACACGGCAAGCCCGGAAGCCATTGAAGCGGTTCGCAAGGAACTGGACGCACTGTTCGCCGGATGCGATGACGCACGGATGATCATCAATAACCGGGCGATGATGTCCAGTGAATCAATCCTCCGGCATTGCCGGGACTGGATGAACGCTCATAAGTGAGAAAAGGAGGGAAAGAAAATGACACAGCAGCAGTTCAAAACGTTCAGCAAGATCATTGAAGGAGCGGATGTAAACGATCCTATTTGGTGGCAGGGTTATTACTGGATCGACCTAACACCTCGGCAGGCTGGGAAGGTTGATATGATCCTTCGCGGCAAAGGATTTGTGGGCACTGTTACAGACATTAAAGGCCGCAAAGCGCACATCCTTCCGAGCGGGCTTACATTGGCTTACACGGCCTGACATCGACACACGGCACCCGGACACCGGATGCCGTAGCCGCTGCCAGACAGCGAGAAAAAGGAGGGCTAACAAATGAAACTGTCGGAAATCATCACAAACAACTACAAGGCCATCACGGAAGCAATGGTTTCCATGTATCGGACGGTGCTGGAAAGTAACGGTCGGATCCAGTATAAAATCTATATCTGGGACGATGGCGAGATCGAGTGTCTGGAGCAGGTGCAGGGGGACAACAGCTACCTCCAGCCCCGCGATATGGAGCCTCGCGCCCTGTACTACGTCACCACCATTGAGCAGCCCAACTTCGATCCGTGGGACAGCGCAGACCACTCCGCGCCGGAAGATGAGCAGGAGCGGGAGACGGAGGAGCGGGAAATCATCGATTGGCTGGTGCAGGAGTATGAAACCAACGTAGGCGATGAGCTGGACAACATTATCAGCGAGGCCGAAATGGTCGAGCATTATGAGGGCTGACCTGCATACCGATCTGCATACCATTGATTGACCAGATTTGACCCGAATTTGCCCGATTTTACCCGGCTGATCCGGAACGGCAGCGGCCCGGAGCCTTGAAAACAAAGCATCCGCAACCGCTCCGGAGAGCAGGATAGAGGAAAAATCATTGTGTTCATACCCGGAGTGTCATAGGTTCGAGTCCTATTTGAGCCACAAAGCAAAACCCCTTGAAGTGCAAGGCTTCGAGGGGCCTTTTTTTGCTCTTTCCTGCATACCGAAAACCCGAATTATCCAATCTGCATACCGTTCTGCATACCAATCAGGCTTTTTTTCAGCCTTTCAGCCTCGTTTTTCGTCCGCGCATCGGAAACTTCATCATAAATCTTGAGGATCATTTTTGCATCCGCATGACCCATCCAGTATATGCAAGTATTCAGCTCAACCCCGTTATCCCTGCACATGGTACAAAACGAGTGCCGGAGGTCATAAGGAACAACCGTAAACGGGATCCACGGGGGCAGCTTCCCTCCGGCTGCAAGGATGGCTTTGTGCTCTCTGGTTCTCCCGTACCAGCGTTTCTCGCATCCGTTGATGGCCTTTTCCATATGGAATACATACGATTTCCAAACGCATTTCCATGCCTGCACGTTGACCCGTTCGCCCTTTGCATCCGTGATCAGATAACCGTGTTTCCCCTGCAAAGCCGTTTTAAACTGCGGCAGCAGCGGGATTGTCCGTGCTGCGTTGTCGGTTTTGCCCTTTTCGGTGAGCGCGTATGTGTACGGCGTTTCCAGATGCGCAAATCTGGACAGCGTGATTGTTTCAGCCTCAAAATCTACATCAGTGTCAATATTGACGGCCTTCATTTCCTGCGGGCGTAACCCGGCGTAGAGCATTGCCATGACTGCTGCGTGGGCGCGGTGGTCTGTGCATAGCGTCTCTATCCACTCCCGCTCCTGCGGCGTGATGGCTCTATGCCCTCCCTCTGTCCCTCTATGGGGGTTTGCGGCCCTCTCTCGCGCCGGATTGGTGCGGCAATACCCATCAGCCATAGCAGCGTCAAACAAGGCCCTGTAGAGCTGTTTTGCGGCTGATATGTATTTATTAGAGGCGGTCTTGTATCGGTCTGTGTACACCTGCTGGATCTGAGAGGGCAGCACCTCCGAAAGCTGAACGTCCCCGATCTGATCCAGCAGCTTTTGGAGATGGATTGCCAGCCCGGTATATGTGGACTGTGCTACTGTCGGATGAGCGCGAGGGAGCCACGGGAGAGCAAACTCAGCGACCGTCAGACGGCCTTTCAGCAAATCCCGGTTTGCCTCCTGCTGTTTATAGTCCTCCCGCGCTCGCAAAGCCTCATCCTCAGTCCATCCCATGAACTGTATGCCGTGATATTTGCAGCAATACCGCCCGTCTGTGCGTTTTTTCAGACGCTGCTTTTTTATTCGCGGCATGATCAACCCTTCTTCATCGTGGCAAATGCAACGAATGCCAAAACCATCTGAATCACGTTAAACATCAACCACGGGATCATCAGCACCATTGCCACAGCAAACAGTATGCCAGCGGTCAGAGCAAAACCACGGCGGCGAGAGAACCATCCAATCCAGCAGAAAAGCGTCCCGATACCGGAGCAGATGACGGACGGGGTAGCCATAGCCATGGCGATAGCTGCACCCGTTTCGCCAGTGTTAACGCCGGACATATAAGACACCACATAAGCGAAGCAAGCAGTAGCCACAAGAGACGCAAGCAACAGAATAATTGACCGTCTTTTCATATCGCATCATCCTCCACTTCCTCAATCGTTTTGTCGTTATAAAAATCATCCCGATCAATATGCCGGATTTCATGCAGGAACGCTTCCCGCCTCGCTGGCGGGGATAGCCAGTCGTTGATATAGATATTCGGAAAATCGTCACCGGACAGCCTGACCGCACTGTGAATGTCTCCGGGCAGATCCACCATGCGGCAACAATACTCCCCGTCATAGATCATCGGCATCACCTCCGGCGAGGGCCTGCAGCATGGCAGCGGCAGCGCGGATGTGTTCCGGCGAGGCTTTTTGAGCAGCCTTAAACAATATCCTGGTGTTGGGATCCCTGCGGAGCTGCTCACGGATGTCCATCACATCTGCATCAAGCCTGTTTTCTTTTTCTTTGGGATATCCAAGAATTTCTCCGGGTTCACAGCAAAAAACTTCAGAAAGCCTTTTTAACCTGTCTCCTGACGGGTCTTTTTTGCCGTGTTCCCATTCGCTGACGGTTGGCTGGGAAACGCCGATCAGGATAGCAAGCTCTTTTTGCTGCATCCCTGCTCGCTCTCTCAATTCTTTAACTGTATTCAAAGGATCGCCCCCTTCATAGCTATATTCTAACAAAATCATATAGCTATATCAATTAAAAAAACTTAGCAAAATATCGGAAAAGGGGTTTACAATATAGCTATAAACTGTTATAATAGGCTATGTCAAAGGAAGGAGGCGAGGCAATGAACAACCTCAAGGCGTTTAGAATCAAGCATCGGATGACTCAGAAGCAGCTCGCGGATATAGCCAATCTTAGTCAGCCTTACTTGCATGACCTTGAGCTTGGAAACCGTAAAGGAAGCGATGCGACATGGGAAAACATTTCAAAGGCGTTGGGCGTTCCGGTTGAAAAGCTCAGAGGGGGCGAAACCGATGCAAAAGCTGCTGTCAGTTAAGGACATCATGGCCCGTTATCAATGCTCCGATGTCACCGCCCGGAAATACATGCGGGAGATGGGATGCAGGGAAAAGCCGCTGATGGTCACCGAGCAAGCGGTTGAGGCTTGGGATCAGAAAATGACACAGCAGCAGCCCGAAAGGAAGCGCAGGGAGCGGGAAAGACCACGGGAGCCAGTCACCAAGGTGAACGGGAAATATTGGGTGCCGAGAGTGCGCCCGGTGTAAAAAGGAGGGCTAACACAATGACTACGGCGATGATGGTGAGAGATTGGGAAAACCGGTGCGAGCAGACGGAATACTCCGATTTTGAGGAGAACAGGATGTACGAAGCGTCCCGGAACCTTGATACGGCGGTTGCGAAGATCAGCGAGGCTCTGGAGTGGATTGCAAAGGCTATCAGCGAGGTGAACGAGGCCGACCTGACCGCTGCTGAAGATCGAATCACGAGCCTGTACGACAGCCTCGAAGAGCTGCAGGGTAACATCTCCAGCGAGAGCGAGAACCTTTGAGAAAGGAGGGAAACCACCATGGCGAACACTTGCCGCTACACCTACTGCCCAGCAACGTGCGGACGTGCTTACAGCAGGATGTCACCCTTTACCCGGCTCCGGCGTTGGCTGCTCCGGCAGTTGGGAGACGCTCCGCAGCTCACGTACTATCACGGCTATGATCAGCCAGTGCAGCCGAGCTGGTGGACGGTGCGATGAGAAGCAAAAAGAAAGGCCCGCCTGCGGTTGATCAGACGGGCGGGAGATTGAAGGGCTAACAACAATTTTCCCGGCTCCAATTATAGCACGAGCCGGGTGCAACAGCAAGCAGGAGGAAGAAAAAATGGAAAACAGCTTGATTGTGGTCGAGCAGTTGCCAGTCATCAAGGAGCAGTTGCAGGCCGTAAAGGCAGGGATCCAGCAGCGGGTGGACAACGCGCTGTCGCTGGTATGCACCGAAGAAAACTACAAGGACATAAAAAAAGTTCGGGCTGAGCTGAACAACGAGTTTAAGACGTTGGAAGCTCGCCGGAAGGAAGTCAAAGCAACGATCATGGCCCCGTACAACGCATTCGAGGCGGTCTACAAGGACTGTGCCGGGGACATGTACACCAAAGCAGACCGGGAGCTGAAGGCCAAGATTGATGAGGTTGAGGATGGTCTGCGGAAGGAAAAGGACGCTGCGCTGAATGCGTTCTTTGAGGCAAAGAAAACCGAACTCCAGATCCAGCAGGAATGGGTCAACCTCCCGGCTTCCGGCATTACCGCAACGCTGAGCGCCAGCAAAAAGGCGATGGAAACACGTGTGACCGAATACCTCGAAGCTACGAAAGCGGATCTGGAAGCCATTGCACAGTCTCCCGACCGTGACGAGCTGGAAGTTGAGTATTCCCGCTGCGGGGATCTTGCAAAGGCCCTCGTGACGGTCAACAACCGCAAGCTTGCGATTGAGGCCCAGAAAAAAGCCAGAGCGGAACAGGAGATGCGGGAACAGGCTCGACAGATTGCAGCAGCAAAGGAAGCTGCTCCCGAACCGACATTTATCCCGGAAGATATTCCGGATGACGATATCCCGGCCCCGGTTGTCCAGACGAAAACGGTCACAATGCAGATCACCGGAACCCCGGAACAGATCGAATATCTGAAATTGCACATGCTGCGCGAGAAAATCGTGTACATGATCATTAAGTAAGGAGGGCTAACGATGGAAACCAAGGGAATGATTTATGAGCTGATCGGGAAGGCTATGGCAGAGATTGGGGCCATTGGCAAAGAGTCTTATAACAGCCAGCAGAAATACAAGTTTCGTGGCATTGATGCGGTTTATAACGCGCTGAACCCGGTGCTGACGAAATACGGCATCTTTATCTGCCCCCGGATCCTTGACCAGAAGCGCGAGGAGCGCACCACCTCCTCTGGCGGGCTGCTGAAATACACCGTTTTGACCATCGAATATACGGTGTACGCGCCGGACGGGAGCAGCATCCAGATGACGGTTGTCGGCGAGGGCATGGACAGCGGCGATAAGAGCGCCAATAAGGCGATGTCGGTGGCGATGAAATATGCCATGTTCCAACTGTTCTGCATTCCCACGGAGGAAATGGTGGATCCTGATCAGGACACCTACGATGTAGCCCCCAAGCAGCCCAAGCAGCAGGCAAAGCAGGGCAGCAAAGCCTCCGTCAGTACGGGGGAGGCAGTACCGCAAATGCAGCCCGTTGAAACTGCTGAGAGCTACAGGAAAAAGGCGTGGGCACAGTACGGAGCGGACTACAACGATCCCAAGGGCGAAAAGCTCCAGCAGTTCCGTCAGGCTCTGGTTGACGGCGGTCTGATTGAGGATAAGCCGCTGAAGGAAATGACCCTTGACCAGATCAAAGCCTTCTTCCGGCTGGTCTATGAGCAGTTCGCGGATCTGCGGGAGGCGAGCTGATGACCGGGCGGCTGAACGGCCTGACGTTTAATGCTGACGGCTCACAGAATATTACCGTGACCGTCAGCGCGGACTTCCGCACAGCCTACGATGCACTCAAGGACAAGCCCGTAGACGTGGAAATCGTCAAGGCCAGTAAGAAAAGGAGCCTGAGCGCAAACGACTTTTGCTGGGCGTTGTGCAGCGATATCGGCAAGGCCATGACCCCGCCGGAGGCCAAAGAGGAGATATACAGGAAAGCCATTCGGGCGGTTGGCTGCTACACCCCGTACCCGGTCAAAAACGAGGATGTTGAGACAGTCAAACGGCGGTGGGACAGTCACGGCACGGGCTGGTTTATTGATGTCGTAGACGATAGCAAACTGCCGGGGTATAAAAAAATTCACATGTACTACGGAACCAGCACCTACACAGTGGACGAAATGAAACGGATTCTTGACTGGCTGATTGATCAGGCCGAGCAAATGGAAATCCCGATCCCGATCAGCAGGCAGCGTGAGCAAGAATTACTCCTAAAATGGGGTAAGAAATAAAGAAGGCGAAAGAAAATGCCAAACAGGATCATTAAGGAAAGCATCTGCACCAGTGAAAATATAGATGAGCTTTCAACCTTCCAAGAAACCTTCTTTTACCGCCTGATTGTGAACTGTGACGATTACGGACGGATGGATGCAAGACCGAAGATCCTTGCTTCCCGGTTATATCCGCTTAAGGATATCCGCTCTGCTCAGATCGAAGATGCCCTCCGGGCGTTGTCCTCTGCTGAACTGGTGATCCTCTACGAAGTAGACGGAAAACCCTTCTTGCAGATGAAAACGTGGGACAGACATCAGCAAGTAAGAGCGAAAAGAAGTAAGTATCCGTCACCAGATGCTGGCATTTGCTTGCAGATGATATCAAATGATAGCAAATGTCCCCGTAATCCAATCCAATCCGAATCCGAATCCAATCCGAATCCGAATCCCGCGCAAGCGCGGAAGAACGCGCCGGATGAAAAGTTTGACCGATTCTGGGCGGCATACCCGAACAAAAAAGCGAAGCAGGACGCTTTCCGGGCTTTTCAGAAGATCAAGCCGGATGACGATCTGCTCAACCGAATGCTCGCCGCCCTTGAGCGCGAGAAAGAAAGCGCACAGTGGCAGGAGAGCGGCGGGAGGTTTATTCCGCACCCGGCTACATGGCTTAACGGTCGGCGGTGGGAGGACGAAACCACCTCGCCGACCCCCGCACAGGCAGCGCGGCACGTTGTCGCTCAGGATTACCCGCAGCGGGATTATGAAATTGGCTCAGAAACGCCGGATCAGGTATATGCGAGATTGTTTGGTGATGCCGGATGAGCGAAAGCATTTTGCAGACCGAAAAACGGTGCTATCTGACCGGGGTCGTTGTTGGGCTGGAGCGTCACCACATCATGGCTGGGACAGCAAACCGCAAGCTATCCGAGAAATACGGTTTATGGGTCTGGCTCAGTCATGAGGCACACACAGGGCGGGGCGGTGCGCAGTACAACCCGGAAACCGCTCTCAGGCTCAAGCAGGACGCGCAGCGAGCGTTTGAGGCGATCTACGGACACGAGAAATGGATGGAGACATTCCGGAAAAACTATCTATGAGGAGGGCAACAACAGTGTTTAACAAGGTTATGCCGAAAAAACAGCGACACCAGCCGCCGACACGTGACCCATATGTGAGACTGACAACCCGGCTATTTTACCTGAGCAGCGAGGCCATGAAAATGCTGGGGGAAACGCAGTCTATCGGGATCAGCATCAACCCGCAGCAGCGGGTCATGATCCTGAGCCCTGGCGGGGAATGGCGGTTAACCAGTGTATGCGAAACGCAGTACGCGAGACGGATCGAGAACGGATCATCGCTGATTAGCTTCCTGCAAGCGGGTTTCCCGAAGGGAATGCTGGGGAAATATCTCCGGGTGCAAAAAGACATGAGCGGCTCGCTGGTTGTGAGTTTGATACCGGAGTACGAGGCAGCGAGCTGAACGAGCAAAGAAAGGGCGAAGGGCTAATGAAACGGGCAATCATCTTCCTGCTGGTGCTGCTCCTGCCAATCATGGCAGCAGCGGAAACAAGCCCCATATGGGTTATGTGCCAGCCTGACAGCATGGTATATCTCCGGGCGAAGCCGGACAGGAGAAGCGAAGTGGTCGGTTACGCTTACATGGGCGATGAGCTGACGTTTGACGGACGGAGGCACGGGACATGGCTGCACTGTCTGGTGAGCAACGAGACAGGAGAGGGCTGGATCCGGGAGGACTACACCAGCGAGGACGCGCCGGAGGATATTGGTACAGGATCATTTGAGGTGGAGCGCAACAAAACCAGAGCACGGGTCAGCGCAGGAGGAAAGATCCGGAAAACGCTCCGGGCTGGGACGGCGGTTGAGGTCTACATGGTCACGGCGGTGTGGAGCGTAACCGATCAGGGATTTATCAAAACTGACTGCCTGATCATGCGGGCAAGAACACGGTGAGAAGCGGGGTGTGTGAATGGCTGGGAAAATATACGGGTATCTGTTCGGACAGGGCTGGAAAGCAGGAAAACGAAGCAAATTCGGCAACGAAAAAGTTGAGCTGTCCGGGCAGACGTTCGACAGCAAACGGGAGGGCAGGCGGTATCTGGAACTCCAGATGATGCTCAAGGGCGGTCTGATCTCCGACCTCCGGCTGCAAGTTCCGTTTGAACTGATCCCGGCCCAGAAAGACCCGCAGACCGGGAAAACCATCGAACGGGCCGTCAATTATGTGGCTGATTTTGTATACAGGGACGATCAGGGGCAGATCATCGTGGAGGACGCAAAAGGCTTCCGCACGGATGTATACAAAATCAAGCGGAAACTGATGCTTTGGCGGCACGGGATCAGGATCCGGGAGGTGTAGAGATGCCGTCAGAGTGGAGCCGGATGACGGACGAACAAAAGCAGCGAGCGACGGAACGGAATAAAAAGTGGCGCGAGGAGCACAGAGAGAAAGTGCGGGCCTATCAGCGGGAATATCAACGGGAATACCGGAGAAATTACCCGGAATACGATAGGGCATATCACCGCGAATACTATGCAGCCCATAAGGAGCAACACCGAGAATACATTCGGCGAAGCAGGGCAAAGAAGAAAGCACAGGAGGAAAATGGGGGTGAATAATTTCAATACGCTGGAACTGATAAACGAATACAACACGGGGCTTTATTCAATCAGTATGCTGGCAAAAATGCACGGGATTAGCGTTGGAAAAACATACTACGTTCTTCGTGATGCAGGATGCCAATTTACAAGGAAAAGGCGAGCACCTGTGACAGACGATGAACGGAAACGGCGTTCATTGAGTCAAAAAGGGAAAAAGATTTCACAGAAACAAATTGAAGCAATCAAGAAGGCAAATTCTTGTAATTATAACGGGTTGAATGGATATGGACATACAAAAAAGCATAATAAGGGCTATATCCTTGCATATGCTCCGCTTCACCCACATGCTCATAAAGATGGTTACATAATGCTTCATACTGTGAAAATGGAAAGACATATTGGACGCTATTTAGCAAATGATGAAGTTGTGCATCATATTAACCACAACAAGGAAGATAACAGGATTGAAAACTTGTTGCTAATGACGAAACGTGAGCATATGTCAATGCATATGAAAGAGAGACATGAAAAAAGGAGGAATGACTTATCAATCGCTTAACTATTATCGGCAATCTCACCGCAGACCCGGAGCTGAGGACAACTCAGAGCGGCGTGAACGTCTGCTCTTTCACCGTGGCGGTCAATCGCCGTAGAACGCAGCAGAACCAGAACCCGGAAGCGGATTTCTTCCGGGTGAGCGCATGGCGTGAGCTTGGCGTGAATTGCAGCAAATTCCTACAGAAGGGCCGGAAGGTCTGCGTGATTGGCCCGGTGAGCGTGAGGACGTACCAGCGCAATGACGGCGGTGCTGGAGCCTCGATGGAGGTACAGGCGCAGGATGTCGAGTTCCTGTCACCGAAGGCATCGGAAATTATGGATCAGATCGAGCAGGGCAACGCACAGCCGGGAGGGTTTACGCCTGTAGAACCCGGCGATGATCTGCCGTTCTGAGGGGAGGAGGGCTAACAATGGCAGTCGACCAAATGGTTAAAGACCTATTTTACGAGCGGAAATGTCCGATCTGCGGGACGGTGTTTTGTTACACAAGCGCGGGGTGGGCCTACAAAATTGAGACCCGGAGGAAGGGCAAAACCAAAACGAATTACTACTGCCGTTATTCGTGCTATTTGAAAGCGCAGGCCCAGCAGGAGCCGAAGAAAAAGCGCGAGGGCAAGAAGCCGAAATTGTTTGATAACAACAAGCTCCGGGAGCTGAAGGAACTGCTGTTATCTGGCGTGACCAAAGCCGACTGTGCAAAACGTTTTGGCTGTATGCCGTCCACGATCACCTATTATATTGACCACAATCCTGAGTTTTTCGAGGAGTTGACCGCACAATGATGCCCAAGCCGCCGTGCTATGGATGCCATGACCGGACACTGACCTGTCACGGATTCTGCCAGCAATATAAGGATTACAAAAAAGAGCTGGAAGAGTGGAATAACCTCAGATGGCAGGTTGAGCAGGCCGGGAGGAATGAAAGTCTATCACGGCGGCGGTATCTGCGGATCGAGTTTCGGAGGAAAAAGAGCGGGAGGGTTGGATAATGAACAATGACGGGGATCTGTTCCGGGGGACGGCAAAGTTGCCGAACGGCACGGAGCTGACAATACAGGGGACAATCATGGAATGCGCTAATTGGGCTGACAACGTGATCCGGTCGGAGGGAATTTGCAGCATCGACATCAGAATCATCAGGGAGGGCTGACGGGATGCCGGAAAAATGGATTTTGCGACAATATCAGGCGCTCCCTCTGAGAGCTAAGGCACACATGAGCATGGCGCGGATCAGAGAGTGGTACGAGTATTGGCATGGGGACGTGTGCGTGTCGTTTTCTGGCGGTAAGGATAGCACTGTGCTTGCTAACCTTGTGCATGAGCTGTACCCGGATGTGCCTCTGGTATTTGCAAACACAGGGCTCGAATATCCTGAGATTCAGGCGTTTGCCCGGAAAATGGGAGCTGAGTTTGTCAGGCCGAAAATGAGCTTTTCGGAGGTCATCAGCCAGTACGGGTATCCGATCATCAGCAAGGAAAATGCTGAAGCAATCTACTACGCCCGTCGGATCAGAAATTCGTCCGGGGGGGGGTACGCAACAGCAGACCGTAAACGCTTGGAAATCAACGGCTCCAGAACTTATGGGGGGGGGTACAAGCACACAGTGTCGAAAAGAAAGCTCAACCTTACAAACGCTCTCAGATCATGATGGGGATACAGCAGAAGAGCGACCGGACGGCAGGAGAAAATATGACCAATGGCGGGACTGGCGAAGAGAGTCCATTGCCGGGGTAGGTGCGTTTTCGACGGAGACGAAGAGCATTTTCAATAAGTCGAAGTGGCTCCCTCTTTGCCGTGATGCTCAGTTTAAGATCAGCCATATGTGTTGCGCGGTCATGAAGAAAGGCCCAATGAAAGCCTATCAGCGCAAGCACCGTGTGTATCCGTACATTGGTACGTTGACGGAGGAGAGCCAGCTCCGTGAACAGGCGTGGGTTCGGCACGGGTGCAATGCGTTTGAAGCCGCAAACAAAACCAGTCAGCCTTTGAGTTTCTGGAGCGAGCAGGACGTGCTGCATTACATATTCGAGGAGGGGCTGGAGATTGCGAGCGTATACGGGGATATCGTAGCGGTTGATAAAAACGGTTTTGAGTACGAGCCGTACATTTCTTACGGCTGTACACTCAAGTGCACTGGATGCCCGCGCACAGGATGCATTTTTTGCGGATTCGGCGTACACCTTGAAAAAGGCGAGACCCGGTTCCAGCGGTTGGCGAGGACGCATCCGAAACAGTACGAGTATTGCATGTGTGGCGGTCAGTGGGTGGACAACCCGGATTATGACCCATCCGCTCCGAAAATGGACGGCGATTGGGAAAACTGGAACCCAAAGAAAATCTGGGTTCCGAGCAAGGAAGGTCTTGGGATGAGGCACGTATTTGATGAGTGCAATCAGATCTATGGCAAGGACTTTATTCGGTATGAGTGAGGAGGGCTAACAATGGATATCAGGCTGCGCACGTGCTGCATTATAGAGCGCGAGGGACATTTTTTCCAAGCGTTGGGGATTGATTTTATCCCCCGCTGGAGTGCCAGCCCTTGGGACGCATGGAGGACACGGGATCTGGATGCGGCTCACCGGGTAGCATGGCAGTTTGGTTGCCGGGTGTGGCTGTTTAACCCGGTGGCGGGTCAGCTCGCGGTGATGGAGGGGCAGTAAATCAGAATGGAGGTGTGACAATTTGAAATCTATTATACCAGATTCAGTTTATTATGCGCTTAAGTCTATAGCTGAGAGATATTGCCCCGGAGATGAGCAATATGAAGAGGAAGGCATGAGTGAACGTGGAGAAAAGCGAAAGATCGAATTTATAGAATCCTACTGGACGGGCGGGGAGCTTGGGTCAGATTACCAATGGGACGACAATCACGGGGAGCTGATCAGATGCAAGGATTGCACTTATCGTGGAGAAATAAACTGTCCGCAGTATTACAGACGGACAGAGCTTTCGGACAGCTATTTCTGCGCTGACGGGAAAAGGGAGTGAACGGGATGCCTGACAGGGAGAAGGTTATCAAAGGGTTGCGTTGCTGCTCACATACGGACGGAGTTAACTGTATTTATTGTCCATACGACAACGACGGAGAAGATTGCACAGCGTTGATGTCGATGGATGTATTGGAACTGCTGAAAGAGCAACAGCAACTCATTGACGAAATCACGCAAAGGAGGGCAAACAATGGGGCTTTCGATTGACATGGAGGAGGTTATCAGAGGACTTGAAAAATGCAAACGCCATGAATGCGATGATTGTGCAGAAAAAGGCGCGTCTCAAGCACCGTGGGATTGTCCTGCATATGACGATTTTGTTGATAGTGCCATTGCCTTGCTGAAAGAGCAGGAGGTGGTTAAGTCAAAGATTATACCGGAAGAATTAAAGCAAAAGATGTGGAATGCCTTATACGCTGAAGAAGATAAGTTTGAGAAAAAGTATGTTGGAACAAAAGAACACAACAGTTGGTTCCTTATTTATCGTCCGTGGTTGCAAGAAGGATTTAATCTTGCAATTAAAGCCATAGCAGATTGGGAAGGTCGGTGAAGTGGGAATGACCGATAGGGAAAGAGCAATTGTGATGGCATATACTGGTGTTGTTATGTTGTGCGGAGACAAACTGCATATTTTCTACGAATACGTTTCGGAAAAGCTTGGACGTCCAATCTGGACGCATGAATTTCCCAGTCAAGCAGATGTGATTAAGGATCTTTCGAAGGAAGATTTCTTTGGTCTGTGTGCGGGGAAGCCGTATCCAAGGCCGGAACTTGGCGAAGGAGCGAAACAGAATGAATGACCGTGAGAAGGTTATTAAAGGACTTGAAGCAGTCAGAAATGCAATTGTTGATGGTTATATTCATGAACCAGATCGGGCAGTCAATGCAATTACAGATGCCATTGCCCTGCTGAAAGAGCAGGATGACCTTGGAACAGAACTGACTAACGCAATGGAACTGATACACAAGAAGAACGAGAGAATTAAAAAACTTGAGGAACAGATAGAAACACTTACAAAATGGCGAATGAACGCAGGTGCGTTTGATTGAGAAAGGTCGGTGAAGTGGGAATGATGTTTTGGGTTGGGTTGGCATGTTTTCTTGCTGGATGGCTTTTAGGCTTTTTTATGACTTGTTGGGCCGTGAAAGATAAGGTCAAGAGGTGAAGTGGGAATGAAACTAAGATATTTTGTTGTGCAAGCCCTTGATAATGGCAAATGGATAAAATTTTCGTGCAGATATTTTTTAAGAGGGTTAGCTGGTGCATTAAACTGCTATAAATTTGCAAGATTGAAAAATCCAAATCTGCAGCTACGAATAGCGAGAGGAAAGGAAGAACTAACGTGGTAAAAGTGCAATCTCTGATAGACCACATCAAAACAGCTATTGACGTAGATGATTGGGCCAAGGAAATGCTTGATGGCTTGCTGACTGAGCGGACAGCGATTGCACAGACGTTGGAAAAACAAGTGGGCATAGCAAAGGGCATCGGGATGAAAAATATCACGCTCTCCGTGCAGGAAGCAGAAATCCTGATTGAGATCCTGAAAGGGGACGCAGAGTGAAAAAAGCAATCATCGTCCTGCTGCTGGTTGTGCTGCTGGTTATGCTCACGGCCTGCAGTGATACAGGCCGGGTCAGAATCGCTCAAAATAGCGTATGGATTGACAACCTTGTTCTGGCCATCCGGCACGGGTACAAAATCGCAGAGGATGCGTACAGTATCACGGAAACAGATAACGGGTATGACATCATTATTCATGCGGTTAAGGAGGGTACGGAATGAAGGTTTATCTCATCTCACACACAGAGTTCCCGGCAGACCTGTGCGGGGAGGCTGCGGCAATCTGCACGGATTCCGACAACCCGGAGCGGGCGCTGAAACATGCTGTAGCATCCGGGCATACGAGCGTGCTGGAACATGCCGTGTACACGTTCAGAATTGAGGGCATCAGCAGGGCATGTCTTGCCCAGCTCACCCGGCACAGGCTGGCGAGCTTCGATGTGCAAAGCCAGCGTTATGTCCGGATTGATGATGCGAAGCTGATCCTGCCGGAGAGCATCAAAAACTCAGCATACGAGTATGAGGCTATACGCTGTATGCAGGACTGCATGGAGCTATACAACAGGATGGTTGAGGCAGGGATTCTGGCAGAGGATGCGCGGTATGTTACGCCGCAGGCTGTACCGACAAAATTGATTATGACGATGAACGCCCGCGAGCTGCTGCATTTCTTTGCACTGAGAACCTGCAACCGGGCACAGTGGGAAATCCGGCATATGGCTGACAAGATGCTGCGGATCTGTCGGACGGTATCTCCGGAAATATTCGGAAAGGCGGGGCCGGGATGCGTCACTGGATGCTGCCCGGAGAAAAAACCTTGCGGACATCCACGGAGCCTTGAGGATTGGGCTATTGGTGGAAATATGTCAGCAGATGGTGTCAGCAGTGTCAGCAATGCTGACAAAAACGTCAGCGAGGAGGGGCAATAATGACGCTCAATGAGTATCAACAGTTAGCAGCGAGGACAATCAACAAAAGCCTGATCCCGGCAGAAATGGAAAACCATGCGCTCTATGGGCTGGCTGCTGAAGTCGGAGAGTTGCACGGCATCTATCAGAAAGGGTATCAGGGGCACCCGTTTGATCTCGAACACGCGATGAAGGAAGCCGGGGACTGCATGTGGATGCTGGCTGAATGGTGTACGGCTAACGGAGTGTCACTGGAGGCAATTTGCCAAATGAATATTGACAAGCTGGAGGCGCGTTATCCGCAGGGGTTTGATGCTGAGCACAGTCTGCACCGCAGGGAGGGCGACATCTGAGACAAAGCTTGCCGGATTAAAAGCGGACTGAGATCCGCAATCCGGCGGGGTTCATTTCGGGGCTATAAGCTCCGGGCGTGTAGCTTCCTGACACGCTGCCGTCCTCGCTCTGTCCGGGCTTTTACAAGCTTTTCTTCACCGGGCAGGGTGCAAAAGGACGGCTATGCGCGGATGGGTTTTCGGCGGGTGTTTTCATCAAAAAAAAGAAAGGCGGGTGACAGGCTCCTGTTTCCGCTGATGAGACAAGGCGCAGCTCGCCGCTCCGGTTCAACTCCGGGGCCGCGCATTTTTGACAGTTTTTTCCTTTACGCCGCACGGAAGGAGTGGAAAAATGAGTGATGCAAGGGCACTGATTGTGCAGGCTGATCAGATCAGGCAGGATCAGGATATCACGCAGGCAGAATGGTGCAGGAGGGCGGGGTTTGATGAATTCGGTAAACTGGTCAGCAATACCTACAGCCGGGGAAACTGCAAGGTGTCGGTTATGATCCGGCTGCTGGCTGCGCTGGGGTATGAATTAAGGATAGTCAAAAAGGAGGACGAATAATGAACGAGCTGAAGGTGGTGTATCTTTCTCCGGATGAGCTGACACCGTATGAGAACAACACACGGAAACACGCGCCGGAGGATATCGAAGGGATCAAGAAAAGCATCCTTGACACGGGGTTCAATGATCCTATCGGCATTTAGGGAGATAATAACCTGATTGTGGAGGGCCACGGGAGGCAGATTGCGGCGAAAGAGCTGCATTTGGACAAGATCCCGTGCATCCGGCTGGATCATCTGACGGATGAGCAGCGCAGGGAATACGCGATTCGGCACAATCGTTCCGCTGAACGGTCAGGATGGGACTTTGGAAAGCTGGAGGAGGAGCTTGCGCAGTTGGATATTGACGGCATCGACATGAGTGATCTCAATTTTACTTTTGAGGGGGTCGCAAATGATTTGTATGTAGACGATTTCTTTGATCGTGGGGTCGAAGCAAAAGAAAAGCCTGTTACGCTTGGGGTGAAGGTTGTTTGCGGAACAAAGGAACAGGTTGAAGAGGTTATGAACCTTCTGAAGGATGCAGGATATAACCCGGAGGAGCTATGACACCGACAAAAGAGCATGGAAGCATTGGTGAAAATGTGAAGGTTCATTTTGCCGAGGCTGAAAATGTAGATTTTGCCTATGTAATGCATGATGCGGGGGTGAATTATTGGCTATATACAGTACTTCCGTTTATTATGGATCAATTCAACATCAAGTGGGGCAGGATCACCAATGCGAGACACCTCAATCCATGGCAAGAGCTCCCGAAGCTGGGCAAGCACGTCATCATGGATAGTGGACTGTTTACGCTTATGTTCGGGGCCTGCAAGGATATCAAACCGGACGAAACCTTTATCCGAAGATACAAAGACGCTATCTGCAATTTCGTAAACAGCAACAAAATTGACAAAAGTATCTGCTGTGTGGAGTGTGACTGTCAGAAGCTGCTGGGCACAGAGCTGGCGTGGGAGCTTCGCACACAGATGCGAGATCAGATTCCTAACACGGTCATTAACGTTTTCCATTTTGAGGATGGCAAGTATGGTTTAGACCGAATGATCGAGTTTTCTGATTATATGGCTATCAGCGTTCCAGAACTGCGCATCGTCAAGCCTGCCACCTACAAAGAGGATACATACAGGCTTGCCAGTTACATTAAAAACAAAAAGCCGCAAATAGACCTTCATTTGCTTGGATGCACAGAAAGAGCATTGCTGAAACGATGCAAATTTGCCACCAGCGCAGACAGCACCACATGGCAGCAGATCAACAGATATGGCGGTATTTTGGGATATCGCACAGCACAGGTTAAAGAAGAGAAGGTCAAAGAGGGTTGGGACAATGTTAAGCGACTTTTGAAGGAAATAAATATTGATCCAACAGAAAAGCGCATCTACTACTACTACTACTGGTTAGCTGGTTTGCTTCTCAAACGGGAATATACAAAGGCTGCTGGCAATCAGGATTGAAAGGAGGTGGGCCACAGGTGCAAAAGTGGGACTATGGGTAGATGGGCTGGGGCCTGAAGAAATGGAGAAATAATTCTCCCCGAAACTGCAATGCCTACGGGCACAAAACGAAAAGGAGTGGACTATAAAATGAATCATCTGTATCTGGTTATCGAACTGGTTGTCGCTTTCGGACTGCTGCTGCTGGCAAAGAAGTTTTTCGGCAATGCTGGCATCATGGCGTGGATTGCTCTCGCTACTGTGTTTGCAAACATCTTTGAGGCGAAAAACATGGAGCTTTTCGGTCTGAATCTGGCGGCAGGACACGTTATGTTCGGGAGCGTTTTCCTTGCGACCGATATGCTTAGTGAATACTACGGCAAAAACGTGGCAAAAAAGGGCGTGTGGGTCGGTTTGTTTGCGGATGTCGCACTCATTGCTTGCTCGCAGATTTGCCGCCTTTACGCCCCATCTGCTGCTGACAGCGCAGACCCGGCAATCCAGCGGCTGTTTACCATGAGCCTGAGGATTACAGCGGCAAGTGCTGTCATGTTCTTTATTTCAAACTGGTGCGATGTCCTGCTTTTTGCCAAGATCAAGGAACTGACAAACGGAAAATACCTGTGGCTCAGGAATAACGTGGCAACCATCGTCTGCAACTGTCTGGAAAATTTCCTCTTCTACATTCTGGCCTTTTATCCCACTTTCAGCATGGGGCAGATCTTTAGCATGGGGCTTGCCACCTGCCTGCTGGAATGCGTGATCGGAATTTGTGATACACCGTTCCTGTATTTGGCAAAGCTTCTCAAACATGGGGACGAAATCGAATGAGCACTGAGTGGATAGGCATTGTTGGCACGGTCTTGATTCTTATTGGATTTACTTCAGACCGGGAAAAAGTTATCCGTGCTTTTGATATGATTGGATCATTGTTCTTTATTGTGTACGGAGTTGCTATCGGATCCATTAGCACGATTATATTGAATAGTGTATTGGTGTTTGTTCATGTATTCAAATTTGCAGGGGCAAGAAAGAGCATGGATGGGAGGTGATTCGTATCGCTAAGCGAGCAGACTGGATATCCATACGCGCTGAATACATCGGCGGCGATATATCCCAACGAGCATTGGCTGACAAATACGGCGTAACCCCTGCAGCCCTGATGAAACGCGCCAGCCGGGAGGGCTGGATGAAAGACCATAATACGGCATACGAGATGGCTGCGGAAAAGAGCCGGGAGAAGCTGGCAGAGGCGGTGTCCAATAACGCTGACATTGCTGCTCGGATCAAGGAAAAACTACTGCGGCGGCTGGAGGCTGAGATTGACGCGCTGCCTCCGGAATTGGGAAGCGAAACACGGAGGATCATCCGGGACGGAGGCAAGCACGGTGGCAGCGGGAAGGAAATCGTGAAAAGCTACAAACTGCGCGACCTGACTGCCGCTTACCGGGATCTGACGGAGGATCTGCCGAAAAACATTGTTATCTCAACTCCGAATGCGGACGTGATCGACCGGGTGGAAAAGACGTTGTTTGGATGTGGTGAGCCGTGAGGCACAGTGCTGATGATTACATCCGGGTTATTCGGGAGGAACCCGTCAGAATTGCACATCTGGCGGGGTTCCCCCTGCTTGGGCCGCTGCATAACGAGTGGATGAAGGAAATGCTGTACGGGCAGGGAGATTATACGCTGCTTGCCCATCGGCTATCCTACAAAACGACCACCGTTTCCGTAGTGCTGGCGATCCTGCTGGGGTTCAGCCCGCGCTCTACGATTTTGTTTCTGCGGAAAACGGACACGGATGTGCAGGAGATTATAGAGCAGGTGAGAAAAATCCTGCTAAACCCGGATTTTGCGTATATCGTCGGGCAGGTTATGGGCCGGGATTTGCAGCTAACAAAATCTACAAGCACGGAGATTTCCACCAACCTCAACGACAGCCCACGAGGAACGGGTCAATTGCTGGGTATGGGCATCGGCGGTTCCCTGACGGGCAAACACTATGACCGCATTTTTACGGATGACATTGTCAATCTGGAGGACAGACGCAGCAAAGCCGAGCGGGAGCGGACAAAGGCTGTCTATCAGGAGTTGGAAAACGTCAAAAACCATAACGGGCGTAAGATCAACACAGGCACACCGTGGCACAGAGAGGACGCTATTTCCGTACTGATGACGAACGTTCACAAGTATGATTGTTATCATACCGGGATCATGAGCGATGAGATGATTGAAGAAAAGCGTCGCAGCATGGCTCCGTCCCTGTTTGCAGCCAACTACGAGCTTGTGCATATTGCAGCAGAAAATGCCCTGTTTACGACACCGCCCGTGTACATTACCCTAACGGAGGCTAAAGAAACCCTAAAGCGGGATGATGCCATGCCAGAGGAACTGCTGCGGGACGGCATTGCTCACATTGATGCAGCCTACGGCGGGGAGGACTACACAGCGTTTACCTGCGGACAGATGCGAAACGGGAAATTGTACCTGTTCGGCAAGCTTTGGCACAGGCATGTAGACACGGTGCTGGACTACTGCTGCGCTCAGGCCAAAGAGCTGATGTGCGGCCCGATCATGACGGAGAAAAACGCAGACAAGGGATATTTGGCACAAGAGATTTTGAGCAGAGGAGCCAGCGCGAGGCCGTACACGGAGAAGGAAAACAAGTACGTCAAAATCTCAACATACCTGCGGAAATGGTGGCCCAACATCCATTTTCTGGCTGGCACGGATAACGAATATATCCAGCAGATCATGGACTACACAGAGGATGCAGAACACGATGACGGCCCGGATAGCTGTGCATGTGTTTGCAGATATTTCGACCGGAGAGGACAGGAGGAGGACTATCATTCGCCGTTTGCCACCAGCAGCGGCGGGGAAAGGAGCCTTTATGCCAGATGAGGACGAGATGGAAAAGCGGCTGTGGCGTACGATGCCTTGGGACAGGGAAACCATGATCCCAAGCGTGGAGCAGGACGAAGAGGACGAAAGATCGGAAAGCGGGGGTGAGGAACATTGATTACCTTTCAGGACTACGAACGGGCAACGGATAAGCTGAAATGGCTGCGGAGCGCGATTATCAGCTATCGAAACTCCAAGGAATACAAAGCGGCTCAGACGGAAGAAGCCTACATGGCTGGACGGAACACCCAGATTATGAACGTGATGAAGGTCATCTACGACATGGCTGGCTTCCCGGAAACGGATTTTACCGCCAGCAATATTAAAATCAGGAATCGCCTGATTCATCGGCTTGTGACGGATCGGTGCAGCTATTCGCTGGGAAACGGGGTTAGTTTCACGAACAAGGAGCAGCGGCAGGAAAACGGGCGTATTGTGACGGTGGACAAGACGAAAAACGTGGTCGGCCCGGATTTTGACCAGTATATTTATCGGGCGGGATATTGGGCACTGTCGAACGGTGCGGCTTTCCTCTATGTGTACCGGGGAGAGAACGACAGTTGGCATTATACGCTGTTCCGCAAAACTGAATTTTTGCCGCTATACGATGAGCAGACCGGAGCTTTGCGCGGTGGGGTGCGGTTCTGGAGTTTGGATTGGGGCAAGAGGCCAGTCACGGCGGTGCTGTATCTGGAGAAGGGTTTCATTCGGTACGAAACCCCTGCGAAAAAGTACAGCGTTTCTGCGCTGGAGAAAGTGACGGATCTGCAGCCCTACGTGGAGACGGTGGCGATAAGCACGGCATTCGGCGAGGAAATCATCGCAAACGAAGGATATAACACGCTGCCCATTTTCCCGCTGTATTCCGGCGAGGGCCGGGAGAGTGCGCTGGACAACCTCAAGCCGCTGATTGATGCTTATGACATGGTGCTGTCCGGCTTTGCCAATGATATACAGGACTGCGCTCAGATTTATTGGCTGATTTCTGGCGGGTTCGGGATGAAAGAAGAGGACAAGCGCAAGCTGCTGGATCGGCTGATCCTGCAGCACATGGCGGTTGTCGATGGCGAGAACTCCAAGATTGAGCCGTATACGCAGGAAATCCCGTATCAGGCCCGGAACGAGTGCATGAAGCAACTCAGAAATCAGATGTACGAGAATTATGGTGGGTTTGACGTGCATACCATCGAGGCCGGAGCGACTAATGACCACATCGAGGCTGCATACTGGCCTATGGATGAAGAAGCGGACGCTTTTGAGTATCAGCTTATCACGTTTATCAAAAAAATCCTTGCCATGATGGAAATCGATGACACGCCGCTGTTCGTTCGCAACCGGGTGAGCAACCAGAAGGAGCAGACGGAAATGATCATGATGACGGCGAACGTGCTGGATGAGCAGACGATCCTCGAAAAGCTGCCGTGGATCACGGTGGATGAGATCAGCGGAATCATGCAGCGGAAGGGTGTTTCCGATGACGAGAGGCTGAACGCAAATCAGTTTGAGTGATGAGGTGAGCGCATGAGCGAAATTGACAGCATTATTGCCCGGATTACGAAAAAAATAAACGCCGTCTATAACTCTGCCGCTGATGCGCTGCGCAAACAGGTTGCCGCTTTTATCTCCGGCATCCGGGAGAGGGTCGAAACCATCCGAAACCAGATCGAAGCCGAGGAAATCACGCAGGAAGCCGGGAAAACGGCCCTATTGAGGCTGTTCAACAGTCTGAGCGATGAGCAAATCGGGGAAATGACGGACACGCTCTATGAGGCCAATAAAACCGCGAAAGAGGATGTCAACGAGGCGCTGCCGGAAGCGTATGCGGACGGGTTCAACCGCGAGTTATACGGCATTGAGTACGACCTGAACGATGATTCCGGCCTTATCCCGCTGGATGCGGAAAATTACTATGACTGGATGCAGGAACACCCGGAGCTTTTCCGGATCGGTGAGGTAGATGAGCAGAAGGACAAGGACTGGAACAAAAACACGATCCGAAACACGCTCATCACCGCCGTGCTGGTTGGCGTTGCAACCTACAAGCTGACCGGATATGTAACGGACACGGTTATCAACCGGAACCGGGAATCCATGCAGCGAAATGCAGAGGACACGCTGTATGGAGGCAACGACAACGGAAAGCAGCAGGCAATGACAACCGCAGAGGAAAAGGGCATCCAGATGAAAAAAGAGTGGAGAGCCACGCTGGACTTCAAAACCCGTGAAGCTCACCGGGAGCTGGACGGGGTGCAGGTTGCCATTGACAGGGCGTTTGTCTATCACGGGGATGAAATCCGCTTTCCACGCGACCCGGAGGCTCCGGCCTATCTGCGCTGCAACTGCCGATGCGCGTACCGCCACGTGAACCCGACGTGGAAAAAGGTAGCGTATCGCAAAGAAAACATCAAGGATGAGGACGGCAACAAGCCAATCATCAAGAACATGACCTATAAGGAATGGTTTGCGGAAAAGCAAAAGCAGTTCGGTGCGGAAGAACTGGAAAAGCAAATCAAGGAAATGAAGCGGCAGCAGCGTCATCAATACTACGAACGGCAGAAGCGGAGAAAGAAGCAGCAGGAGAAAGCATCATGAATATTGTGTTTCACAGCAACCGGGGACAGGTTGAATCGAATGTCAAGGACGCGATTGATCAGGCTCTTGACCGGATGGGAGACAGGGCCGTGGAGCTGGCCCAGAACCTCGCTACAGTAGACACGGGCAACATGAGAGCATCCCTGACGCATCAGCGGTATGACGAGCAGACAGAGATTGTCGGCACCAGCAACCAGCAAGCTCCGTATAAACCCGTGGACTATGCTCCGTATGTTGAACTTGGCACCCGCCGACAGCGAGCGCAACCGTTCCTTCGTCCGGCAATCGAGAACAACATCAGCGATTATGAAAAAATCATCAAAGAAGCGTTTTCCAACATGAACTGACCCGGAGGATAAACCTCCGGGTTTTAAAAATTGTCAAAAATGAGGATAAAAAACCGAAAGTTTGTCATTTTTTTCCTTTCGGATGCGGTTTTTATCCCTCATCATGAAGGCATGAGCAAAGCACCGCTCAGAAAAACTCCGTAGGGCCGGAGAACAGGCCCCGAAGAAATGGGAGGAAAAACAAATGGCATTCAAAAGGCAGGAACTGCGGGAAATCTTGGGAGAGGCTTACACGGACGATATCGGCACAAAGCTTGTCAACCTCCATCGCGGCGTGATTGATCCGCTGCGGGATGAGCTGGACACGGCTAAAAACGATGTCGCACGGTACAAGACGGAAGCCGACAAGGTACCGGACTTGGAAAAAAAGGTCAAAGATTTTGAGGGCGGCGAGGACTACAAGAAAAAATACGAGGACGAACACACCGCCTTTGAAAACTACAAGAAGCAGGTACTGCAGGATGCTCAGACCGCCAAAGTACAGGCGGCGTACCGGAAATTGCTGACCGAGGAAAAGGTCAGCGAAAAGGCACTTGATTCCATCTTGAACGTGACCGACTTCAGTTCAATGAAGCTGAAGGATGACGGGACGCTGGACGGTATCGAGGAGCTGAAAAAAACCATTACCGAGAAATGGAGCGGATTTGTCGTCAATACCGGACGGCGCGGGAAAAGCGCGGAAACGCCCCCGCCCGGAGGCAATAACGATGATGACAGCGATGATATCCGGGAGCTGACGCGCCAGTGGCACGAGGCCCGGTTCGGAGCAGCTCCCAAGACCTGAGAAAGGAGACAGAAAACATGAGCTTTATTCAGCAAACGCAGGGCCGTGGATTCTCCGCTGGATTCTTCCTCGCGGATGACGATTGCCTGCGGGAAACTCACACCATCCCCGCCAATCATGCGCAGGCGGTCACCCTGCCGGACGGCAGCAAGATCGTTCCTGCCGGGGCTGTGATCAGCGGCAAGGGCCTTGTGTATGAGGATGTGGAGGTCACCAAGGGTGATATGCCAGGTTCCGTTGTGACCCGTGGCGTGGTCTACACCGACCGTCTGCCTTCCGGCAGCTCTATCGAAGGACTGACCGGCATCACCGGCAAGACGGTGCCTGCCGTGATCCGTCCGGACTTCAGCATTGACGGTCTGAAAGCGCTGACAGTTGTATCCGCTGCCGGAACTGCCGTGGGCGATACCGCGCTGACCGTGACCGGCTACACGCTGAAGAGCGGCGAGAGCTGGGCTTATAAAGTTGGCGACGATGCAGCGACCGTTCTTCCCGGCGAGGTTGTTTCCGGCTGGACTGCTTGGGACGGCGATGATGACATTACCGCCGCGACCGGCAAGAAGCTGGCACTGGTGGCCCTGAACGACGCAGGACAGGCCATTGCCTATGGCAGTGCGACTGTGACCGCGAAAGCCTGATGAAAGGAGAGAAGAAACATGTTTGAGGAAAACATTTTCGGCCTTGTCAAGCAGAAGGAACTCCTGCAGATCGGCTATGACGTGACCCGTCAGAACGAGCCTGCGGATCAGCTTTTCGGCGATATCAAGACCGACAACCTGATGGCCTACTGGGAAACCATGTCCAGCCAGTACAATCTCCCGGTGATGGCTCAGTATCATGCGTTTGATACCGTGACCCAGAAAACCATGAGAAGGCCGATTGATGCGAAGAACATCGAAAAGGGCCTGATCAAGAGCAAGATTGCCACCAGCGAGCGGCTGCAGGCACTGCTGGATCGTGGTGTTGCGGATGAAACCGAGCTGCGGAAGCGCGTTTTCAACGACGGCGCGACCGTGTCCGAAGAGGTGTTCACCCGCTCCAAGATCGCCAAGAACGAAGTCCTCGCCACGGGCAAGATGACGATCAAGGAAAACAACCTGAATATCACCATTGATTATGGTGTGCCTCAGGCCAACGTTAACAAGACGCTGGACTTCGGCGTGGGCGCGGCGGCGACCATTTTCGATCAGCTTGTCGCTCTGATGGACGAAGCCCTGCAGAATGGCGTTGCGATCAATGGCATTTATACCAGCACTGCGATGCTGGGCAAGCTTCGCCGGGATAGCTCCATCCAGAAGGCCGTGAATGGCTATGTGATGGATGGGCAGATCCTCAAGATCGCGGCTTTGCGTGATTTCCTCGCGGATGAGCTGAACATCACTCGCGTGATCACCAATGACAACCATTACAGCCTCCCGCTGACCGAGGGCGCGGACGGAAGGCCCGTTGTGTCCAGCAAGCGCGAATACCCGAACGACAAAATCACCTTCTTCGCCGGGGATGGCAAGATCGGTGATGGCCTTTGGGGCGATCCTCCCACCGTTCGGGCGAATAAATTCATGCAGACTCAGGCGAGCGATGTTTCCCCGTTTGTCTACGTCAGCCAGTACGTGGAGAACGATCCTGTCATCGTCTGGACTAAGGCTGAGGGCCTGTTCGTCCCGGCGCTGTACGATCCCACCGCGCTGTACGTTGCCACCGCCACCGGAACGATCGGAACCTGATGTATATCAGCGTCTGCACATGGCGTGACCTGACGGATGGTCATCTCTACCACGCAGGGGAGCAATTCCCCTGCGATGGCAGGGAGATTTCAGCCGAGCGCATCCAGTCTCTGATAGACGGTCGCAATCAGGCGGGATTGAGGCTGATTGAGGCAGTTGGAACGCCGGACGAAGAGAAACCCGTCCAGACGCAGGAAACGCCGGAAAGGCCAAAAACGGCCCGGAAAACAGCATCCAGAACGAGAAAGTCAAAGGAGTGAGAAAACGTGCTGCAGGAAGTGCTTGAACATATCCACAATTATTTCATCAAAAGCGCGTCCCGTGGCACGTTTTCCATTGCTGATGGCGTGATTTCTCCGGCCATGGAGCTGCTGGAGGGCCAAAGGTTCCTGATCATGGATTCCACATTGAATGATGGCGTATACACCTATCATTCGTCCGGAATCATGAACGCTGATGATAATGGCGTGGCGGGGCTGCAGGACGAAACGTTTGCCGGAACGATATGCGCGTTGGCGGTTCCTCCTGCCGTCATCGCGTTGTCCGCAGAGATCAGTCAATGGGTGGAAAAATATGGAGGAGCTGTAAACAGCCCGTTCCAAAGCGAAAACGTGATTGGCGTTTACAGTTATACAAAGGCCACGGCTGGCTCAACCAGAACCGGGGCGGGAGATACGCTGGGATGGGAGGAAACTTTCCGGAGCCAGCTTAACAGATGGAGAAAGGTGGCGTTTCTGTGAGCTTGCTGGACAGCATGAGAGAACGGTGCGTCATCTTGAACCATATCCGGCAGGATGACCCATACGGCGGCTTTGTAAACGAGTCGTGGGAACCCGGTGCATCCTTTGATGCGGTCATCATCAAAAACACAACCACGGAAGCTCAGATTGCCGAAAAGCAGGGGATCAAAGAGCTGTTCACGGTGGTGGTGGACAAGTCTTTCGGGCTTGAATTCCATGATGTTTTCAAGCGGCTGAGTGATAATGCTGTGTTCCGGGTCACCAGTATGCAGCGGGACAGCGAAGCCCCGGATATGAGCAGTGTCCCGATTGGCAAGGTGTCCGCTGAGAGGTGGGAGATTCCGGCATGAGAGGCACGGCAAAGGCGTTGAAAACCTATTTCAGCTCGTTCGGCATCCCGGCCTATGCTCAGCAGTCCATTCCGGATGATGTACCGCTGCCGTATATCACATATCCGCTCAAGGAGCCAGCATGGAACGAAAAAACGACCATGTTCGCGATTGTCCGATATAAGGCAACCGGATATGCGGCCCTGCTGGAAAAGGTCGATCAAATCCTCGCGGACATCGGCGAGGGTCGACAGATTGAGCTGGATGATGGTTATCTTTTTTTGTACCCGGAGCCGACCGTTGTACAGGAGTACAGCGAGCCGGAGAACGGGATCAAGGGTATATATATCAACCTGAGCATGAACTCCTATCACATGCCGGGGCAATAATGACGGAAGGAGAGAAAAACCATGGCTGTCAAAAGCAATGTGACCACGCCTCTGCGGAAAGAGACCTATAAAAGTCTCCAGCTCAACGCTGGCGTGACGCTGGTTGATTTTGATCTGAGCGACTATGCTACTGCGTCTGCGCTGAAAACTGCCCTGAAAGCGGCGATTCAGGACGGCTCCAAGCTGCTTGGCGCGACTCGCGGCGGCGGGACGTTTACGATTACCCGCGATATCCGGCAGGTGGATGCGGACGGTGTGCGGAGCCGCTTCAAAGGTTCAGAAATCGTGGATGCTGCGGATGCTTATCTGTCCGAAACGCTGATCGAGATCACTCCGGAGCACATCAAGGCCGTGCTGTGCAACGCCGATATGGATAATACCGATCCGAATCATATCATCATCACGCTGCGGACGGCGATTGAGGATGAGGATTATCTGGACAGCGTTGTCTGGGTCGGCGATACGTCCGAGGGCTTTATGGCTATTGAACTGTACAACGCATTCAACGTCGCTGATTTTACGTTCACCTTCGCGGACAAGAACGAAGGAACGGCAAACGTTGAATACCATGCGCACACGGACGATGTCAGCGACAACGAGGAAGTGCCGTGCAAGCTGCATTTCTTCACGGATCCTGCAACGCCGGGACAAACGAACTCCCAAACGCAGGGAGAAACTCCCGCAACGCCGGGTGAAACAACCAATCCTTAACCATTTCACGGGGTGGGGCAAAACCCCGCCCCTTTCGCTTTTTATGAGGAGGATAAAAAGTAAATGAAAATTTCTCAGATGACTACCGATCAGGCTGCGGAATGCATGGTGCGTCTGTCTCAGCCTGTGGCGAACATCATGGATGACGATAATCTGCGGCCTGCGCTGGAGCAGTTGGGCAAAGGTAAGAACAAGCCCGTTGTGAAGCTGATTGCGGAGATGCTGCCGAAGCTCGTACCGCTGGCGATGAAGGATCATCGACAGGACATGTACGAAATTGTGGGAGCGTTAACGGAGAAGCCTGCGGATGAGATTGGAAAGATGAAATTTATCTGGACGCTGCACGAGCTGAAGGAGAGTCTGGATAAGGATCTGATTGATTTTTTCAAGTCGTCCGGCACTGCGACGCAGAAGGCCGGAGGCGAGTAAATTTCTGCCTTGTCCGGTATGGGTATTACGGGATGCCCGGACTGGCTGCATGTATAGAGCATGAGACGCGCCGGGAGGAATGGGAGGACTACACCGGAAACTGCATCGGGGCCATTACAACACGGCTCTTTAAGATGTCCGGGGCTGAGCAGTTTGAACTCCCGTTATATGGAGAGCTGCGCGAAAAGCGCAAACCGAAGCCGATGCTGACGGCGGCTGAAATCAAGGCGCGGGTGATTGCGAAACTTGAATAAGACGGAAAGGGGGTGTGTCTATGGATTTATTTACCCTCTCTGCGAAACTGACGCTGGATTCCTCCGAGTTTGACAGAGATATCGGAAGCGCGGAACAAAAAGGATCCTCGCTTGGAGAAAAACTGAGCGGCGTTGGTTCTGTTGTGTCAAAGGGCTTTCAGGTGGCGGGGGCCGCTGCTACGGCTGCAATTACGGCGGTTTCCGGGCTTGCGAAGAGCGCAATTGATGCCTATGCACAGTATGACCAGCTAACAGGTGGCGTTAAAACGCTTTTCGACACGTCTGCTGATACGGTTATCGGTTATGCTCAAAAAGCGTATTTGACCGCTGGCGTATCGATGAACACTTATCTGGAGCAGGTCACCAGCTTTGCAGCGACGCTGAATAAGAGTACAAAAAACAACTACGAAGAATCGGCGGAAATTGCCAACCGGGCCATGATTAGCATGTCCGATAATGCCAACAAACTTGGCACGGATATGGCATCCATCCAGAATGCGTATCAGGGTTTCGCAAAAGGCAATTATACCATGCTTGACAACCTCAAGCTCGGATACTCAGGGACTACGTCAGAAATGAAACGCTTGGTGAAAGAAGCGTCAAAAATGACGGCTGAGCAGGACAAGCTCGGTGTAAAAATTCAGGCAAATAGCCTTGACTTTGCCAACGTTGTGAACGCGATTGCCGTTGTGCAGGAGCATCTTGGCATTGCGGGAACAACAAAAGCCGAAGCCCTGACTACCATTTCCGGCTCTATTGGTCTGCTGCAAGCATCGTGGGAAAACCTCAAAACAACCATCGTAGACCCGAACGGTGATATCTCCGGGGCTATTGATGCGCTTGTTTTCAGCGCAAAAACAGCCATGACAAACCTGATTCCTGCGATCAAACAGGCGTTAACCGGGATGGGGACGGCGATTGCAGAAATCGCGCCTGTTATATCTGCTGAGCTTCCGACTTTGATTTCTGATGTTCTGCCGAGCATGATTACTGCGGCAACCTCTCTGCTGGATGGTTTTATCGATGCGATTACCAGCAGCGCACCGACAATCATTGCAGGTGCGGTCACAATCATCACCCAATTGGCTACTGCTCTGGTGGATAATATCGACAAGGTCGTTGATGCTGCCGGACAGATCATGGATGCCATTATTCAGGTATTCCAAGAGAGCGACAGCCCGGTGCTGCAGTTTATCGGGGACAGCCTTGAAAAAATCAAGAGCGTTGTTGATTTTGTGATTCAGCTGTTCAAGGATTTTCCGGGAGCGGTGGAAACGCTCAAGAGCAGCGACCAGCCTGTGCTGCAGCTGATCGGTTCGGCACTGGAATTGGTGAAAGGTGCGCTTGATTGGATCGTGGCACATCAGACAGAGGTCATTACTGCAGTAGAGGCTATTCTGGCTGTTTTTGCTGTTGGAAAAATTATTGCTTTTGTGACTGCTCTTTCACCTGTCAAGATTATTCTTTCCGCAATCGCCGCACTGGCTACGGTCATTATCACAAACTGGAGCGGCATTCAGAAATTCTTTGAGGATCTTTGGGCTGCTGTAAAAACTGCTGTATCTGATGCGTGGACAAAGTTTTCCAAATGGATTGGAGACATAAGCGGCAGCGTTGCTGCAGCATGGGGAACGGTTGCTGATTGGTTTAACACCAATGTCTGGGAGCCTATCAAAAAATTTTTCACGAGCGCATGGGATACTATTTCCAAGCTCTGGACGGGCATTACAGGGTTTATTATCGGGGCATGGTTTAATGTGTCCAGTTGGTTTGATACCAATGTAATTACGCCCGTCAAAAAGTTTTTTGATGATCTGTTCGGCACAATTTCAAAGATCTGGACAGACATTTCCAGCAGCATCTCCAATGCGTGGGATAAGGTTTATTCGGTTCTCGAGCCGATTATTGAGCCGATCAAAACTCTGTTCCAGGGCGTGGTTGATACAGTTTCGAGCATTTGGAATTTCCTATCTGATATTTTCGGGCTTGGTGATAAAACAATCACAGTCACAACGGTTTATCAGGAGGTCAATTCGCCAAAGGGCGGTCGTAACGAGTTTAGCGGCGAATACGCATATTACAGTGGCAGCGGCGCAAATCCGATGACCGGACGAACTGAACAGCTCCATGCTAAAGGCGAATGGAACGTCCCTTACGATGATTATCCTGCTCTCCTGCATCGCGGCGAGCGAGTATTGACTGCTTCTCAGGCCAGACAGATGGATGACGGCACAAACGGAACGTCTCTTGACGGCCTTGTGACTGCGGTTGTGCAGGCAATCAGAGAAGGGATGCAGGGAGTGCAAGTCAACAGCTATCTGGACGGACGCGAGCTGACGGACGCTGTGAATAGGTATCAGGGTGAGGATTTGACAGCAGGGAGGTTTGCATAATGCGGAGCAGATATGAAGTATATCTAAACGGCGTTGCGCTGTCCTCCATCCATCCGGGCCTGATCGTGCTGGACATCCAATACCCCCCGACATCCATCAACAGCACGACCGCCACACTGGCCCAGCGGGACGGGGCATCCCTGCTGATGCAGCGCAGGGCCGGAGCACGGGTCAATATCCCGTTTGAGCTGCACATCTACAATACTGTAGAGCGGCAGCAAGCCTGTGAACAGGTGGCGGCGTGGGCGATGGCTGGCGGGGTGCTGACAACCAGCGACAGGCCCGGACAGCAGCTTCTGGTGAAATGCCTCAATCCTCCGAGCATCACGAGCGCGAGCAAATGGACGCAAAGCCTCACGGTTTCTTTTACGGCCTACGAGCGGCCATATTGGGAGGAAACAACCCTTGCAACACTCAGTCTGACCGGAACGAGCAATAATGGGACATTGTTTGTCCCCGGAAACGCTGGACAGACGGTGCTGGAAGTGACCGTCACTCCGAAAAGTACCATGGCAAACATCACGCTAACTGCGGAAACCTCCATGACCCTGACGGGCGTTGCTGCAGCCAAAGCCTCCCCGCTGGTGATTGATTATGATGAACGTATGATCCAGCGCATCCGGCGCGGGACGGTCTCCGTGCTGGATAAGCGCACGGGCGCGGATGATCTACTTATCACCTGCGGCAAATATAACGCCATCAGCTACAGCGCATCCGCGAACGTGGATGTTGTGTTCCGGGCAAGGGGGGTGTGGTTATGATCCCGCTCCCGAAACTGCTCAACAGCAGCGGTGCAGAGGTTCGCCGGATTCGTCCGGTGTCGCTCAGTATCGTCGAAAACATCATCCCGCTGTCAACGGCAAGCCTGACCATAAAAAAGGAGGATGCTTTCCCGGACAGGAGCTATCTGGAGTTGTACAACGCCAACGGATCAGCGGGCGTTTTCCGGGCCAGAACGCCGGACACCAGCTACCGGGGGAATACTATCACCATAGGGCTTGAACACGCTGTGTGCGAGATCGGTGATTTTCTGGTCCGCAACAACGGCGAGCAAGAACAGAAAACCCTCTCTGCTGCGCTGACTCATTTTATGAGCTATTACAGTGGTAGCAAATGGCGATTAGGATCCGTCTCCGTCAGCGGAAATGTGGTTGTGCAGGATGGGTATCAGGATATCCTCTCAGCTATCAACGGAGCGGTTGCGCAGGTTCCGGGGGCTATGCTGGCGTATGATTTCAGCACAGCGCCGTGGACACTGAGCGTGGTCAGCAAAGGCACAACGGTCAGCGCAGAGGGCCGCTTGAGCCGGAACGTTGAGAAGTGCAACGTCAAGCGGGATGACTCCTCGTTGTTCACCCGTGTATGGGTGGAGGGCCTCGGCGGTGAGGGTGTCATGGGGCATATGGATGCCGACACTCTCAGCACCTACGGCGTGATTGAGACGCAACTGGGCGGCAATAACTACACTCAGGCACAGGCTCAGACGGTGGCGAGTGCGTTTCTTGCGCGGCACAAGCGTCCGGTGTACTCCATCACCATTGACGGGCTGGATTTCTCCTGTATCACGGGGGAAGCTTTGGACAGGGTTGCTCTCGGCAAGCTCTACAGGCTGGCGATCCCGGAAGATAACGTCACTATTGAGGAGCATATTACAAGCATCCGGTGGAATGACGTTTACGGCAAGCCAAATGACGTCAATTTGACGCTCGCGGAGCAGGATAACAGCTCAATCAAATTCCTGCAGGATCAGAAAAAGCAGGAGCAGAGCAATTATCAAAGCCTCTACAATGGGTACACAAGCAGCGATAGCAAGCTGAACGGAAAGATCGATGACACTCAGGAGGACGTAGATTGGGTCTGGCGAAAAACCGGCATCGATTCGTTGGGAGAAAACGAAACGCTCATGACCCGGATCCAGATCAATGCTGAAGGAATCCAGACGGAGGTCAGCCGGGCTAACACGGCAGAGGGACAATTAAGCAGCCGGATCACGCAGAATGCAGAATCCATCACAACAGAGGTGTCACGCGCAACAAACGCTGAAGGGACGCTCAGTAGCCGTATATCCCAGACTGCAACGTCCATATCTCAGGAAGTTACCCGCGCAACGAATGCAGAAAACAGTCTGAGCGGCAGAATCACGACAGAGGCTAACAAAATCAGTTTAGTAGTTGAGAGCACTTCCAGTGGCAATGTTATCAAAACGGCATCTATTATCGCTGGAATAAACGATTATGCAGATGGTGGCGGGTCGTATATCAAAATTAGTGCTGACGCTATTGATATTGACGGTGTCGTGAATGTGACAGAAGCGCGGGTCATGCAGAGCGTTTCCAGATGGTTGACAGTTGAGACGCTCCACGTGCAGCAGAATTTCCTGTTTGGCCCTGATTATGGAGAGGCTCGTATAGGGCCAATACCTATATCTATAAACGGTGTAGCATACACTCTAATGGGGGTTGTTTCGTGATGGATGAAATTATGCAGGAATTTTCCAAGGCGTATGACGCATTGCAGGAGCTGGATATTCGGGCAACCAAAAACAATATTATTATTTTGCATTATGTAATGGACACAATGCAAAAAGTTTATAAAACGATGCAAGCGGAAGGGGTTGAACAGAATGGCACAGTATGAAAGCTGGTTTAAGCAGGATCTGAAAAAGCCTATCAATGTGCAGCTTCTGAATGGGAATCTTTTCTCACAGGATAATCAGGGGAATTTAATTGGAGTTGAGGTATTTGATAACGGCGAGCCTGCATCATTGACTGGAACTGTGTCCGCAAACATTATCAGGGCCGATGGTGGAACGGTCGCGGCAACTGGTACATTAAGCGGGAACAAGTGCAGCGTAGTCCTTCCTGCTGCTGCATATGCGATTCCGGGGCTTGAAACGATTGTCATTAAATTGACCTCCAGCGGCGTTGTCACAACGCTGTTGGCTCTGGTTGTTACGATCTATAGGGCCAGCACGGATACGGCGGTAGATCCGGGAACGGTCATGCCGTCTATTCAAACTCTGATTCAGCAGATCAACACGGCAGTCGCTTCAATTCCTGCGGATTATTCGTCACTCTGGACTTCGCTTGCTCCAGCATTCAGCACGGACACGAGCTATGCGGCTGGGCAGTACGTTACAAACAACGGCAAGGTGTATCGGTTTAACGCTGCTCATTCTGGAGAATGGGCGGCTGGCGATGTTAGCGAGGTCAAAGTAGGAAACGAACTTACTGATTTAAAGAGCGCTTTTAGCGAATCTGGAAACGATTTACTTGACAATAGAATTTTCACGATAACGCATAACGGGAGCTCATTCAATGCTGGTGTAAGCGGAGTTATTGATATTACTGCACCAACAGCTGTCGAAGGGTGGAATTCGTATGTAATCTCTTGCTCTGCACAAGATGAGTTTGTAGTTTGGGCTGTAGGTGGTTTGACAACATATGCGTGGGCATTTATTGATGCAAGCGGTAATGTTCTAGCAAGATCTGCCGGGAATGCTACTGTAAATGGATTAAAAATAACGGCACCCGAAAATACGCAATATTTGGTTGTTTGTGACAAAGGAGGAAACAGCCGGGTTTACAAAGGCGAATTATACAAAAACCGGATTCAGGCTGAAATTGCAGATGTTTATAATGCGATTAAAACGAATAGCAAAAATTGTCTGTTTTATGTTGGCAACGGAACAAAGGTTTCATGGTCTGGCTATAATGAATCGCCTATAACGCTTTCACTCGGAACGAATGACTATATTATTATCATTGACAATACTACTTACACTATTTTGCTTAATGATATTATTTCAGCCGCAACAAGCGCGGGTATAACCGTCGATCAAAGCAACAATACGCTTACAGATACTTCCTTCTTGCTATATTTTGATGTTGCGACACACACTCCCAAAGCTATTAACTCAATGTCATCATCAGCGGCAAGAACCGCCATATCAAACAATCCTGTCCTTTTCGCGGCGCATTTTAAGTCTTTCAGAGGCGGTTTGCTTGTTGACTACATGCAAGAGCATCATGTAGAGGATGCCCAAAACAATATTGAGTTGCTCAATGTTGAGATTGAGGCAATCAAAGCTGTTTCTGACGATTTCATTCCAACATATTTCGAAAGCAATCTTTCGGCGAAAATACCGGAAATAATCAGTAACATGAATGATGCTGGGCAGAACGGCACGACGTTTGTGTTTATTACAGATTTGCATTGGGAAACTAACTACAAAAATTCTCCTGCATTGGTTAAGAGGGTGCTTGATAAAACAAGCGTGAAAAATGTTTTTTGCGGCGGTGACATCATTAACCAAGGCGAAAAAGCAGAAATGTCCGAGGTGTTTCTGGATTGCATTAATCGCTTTCGTTTTGTGCCGAATCTTGGATTTTTCCCGATTGCGAGAGGAAATCATGATGATAACAGCAATTGGAGCAGTGACGCAGATATTGCCGCTTACTCTTTTGATGAAAATACAGTTTATAATCTTTATTACTCGCAGTTCGCTGATAAAGTAACACGAATAGGTATGAATTGGGCATTCTATTTTGATCAGGAAGTTATTAAAACTCGTTATATTTTCGTGGACACGAAGCGCAACGGTTTAATTATTGATGTAGACGCAATAATAAATTGTCTTAGTTCGGTTGAAAATGGATGGCATGTAATAATTCTTATGCATTTCACATTAAGAAATGCTACTACATTATTTGATGGTTGCGATTTGCTTGCTCATATCGTGAATTCATATAACCGTAAAGAAAACGGGAGCTATACTGGTAGCTACCAAACAGCAACATATGATTTCACGAACGCAGTCGGAAAGGTTGATTTGATCATCGGTGGACATATGCATGCTGATTACGCCATGAATGCTGATGACACAAATAATCCATCGGGGGTTCCAATCATTGCAACAGATACAGATAGTTACAGAAACTCTGCATCTATTGAGGGAACTGCTGATTCGCAATGCTTTGATGTGGTAACTGTTAATTACTCTGCAAAGACAGTAAAATGCGTCCGTATCGGAAGAGGAATTGACAGGGACTTTGCTTATTAAAATAGGACTTTAAAACAGTTTGCGGTAGTTGCGACAGATGGGGAATGGGCAACGTAATTGGTGGGTGTCAGCAACTTAAAATTGACAATAAATCCACTTTACATGGTGATTCAATGGTGATATAATACCATTAGAAAGGAGTGGTGTTATGTCACCAAAGACGAAAGAATTCACGGAACGCATAAATGTTTTCTTCAAACCTGAACAGTTGGAGCGAATTAAGATCGAAGCGGACAAGTTGGGAATTAGTGTGTCTGCGTATATCAGAATGGTTGTTTTGAAAGCGGTGAAGTGGGAATGACTGACAGAGAGAATGTTATCAATAGAGGATGACGGAACGCTTTTGCTTGTCGATGAATGCGGACGGTTCGCATATGCAGATAAAGAAATGTTCAAGGTGAAGTGGGATGGCTGAATTGAAGCCGTGCCCATTCTGTGGATGATCGATGAACAAGAGAACGGGCCATATATTTTTGACATTTTAGAGGATGCAGGATCATCACGGATATGCCAAACTATGGATAGAGGAGGTGAGGCACGGTTGAATACTGCTGCGGATGTTGCGAAACAGATCGAGACGCTGAAAGCAAGCGGGATTCCGCTGCAGGATGTCGCGTGGAAAACGGCGTTGCTGTGCCTCGGCTGGCCCTATGTTTTCGGCGGGCGGGGACAGTATTGCACCCCGGCGAATAGAAGAGCGATGAACTGGAAAAAGTATCCGAATATCAAGGCAAAATGCAAGAACTTTGACGGAAGCGGCTCCTGCGTTGGCTGCAAATATTACCCGGACGGGAAAAGCCGCTTTTTCGACTGCAGGGGCTTTACTTATTGGGTTTTGCTGCAGGTCTATGGCTGGAAACTGATGGGAGCCGGAGCCACAAGCCAGTGGAACATGGCGAGCAACTGGAAGGCTCAGGGCCGGATCTCTGACGGCATCCCGCAGGATACGCTTGTCTGCCTGTTTTACCCGGACAAAACAGACCCGTCCAAGATGGGGCATACCGGATTCGGCTACAATAACGAGACCGTTGAATGCTCGGACGGTGTTCAGTACAACAAGACCCGCAATAAAAAATGGACGCATTGGGCCGTTCCGGCCTGTGTCGATGAGGGGAGCGGACAAACCATGCCAGCGACAAAGCCGACCATCCGAAAGGGCGACCATTGCAGTTGGGTCACGCTCGCGCAAACCATGCTGCACAATAGAGGATATGATTTGGGCCGATATGGCGTAGACGGGGACTTTGGTAGCGCGACTGAAGCCGCCGTCAAGGCGTTCCAGCTGGATAACGGGCTGACCCCTGACGGGATTATAGGCCCGAAAACGTGGGAGGCTCTGGACGGTCAGACCCCTGCCGCGAAACTCTACACTGTCACCATCCAACACCTGTCACAAACTCAGGCTGATGCGCTTGTGAGCCAGTATGCCGGAGCCAGTATGACAGAGGAGAGGGGGTGACACCGATGCAGCAGGAGGCGACACAGATCATTGGTTTTTCACCGTCCTCTCTGTGGGTTTTCCTCGGCGTTGCGGTCGGGCTGGGCATCATTGCCCTGATAGTGTTTGATTTAATACTCAAACTGCGTGAGCTGAGGAAGCCAAAGGCGATGGACGAAAAAACCATACAAGATAAGCTCAAAAGCGATCATGACAGGCTGAGCAAATTGGAGGACACGACCAAACGGCAGGACGAAGAGCTTCGGCTTGTACTCCGGTCTCAGATGGCAATGATTCATCACATGATCGACGGAAACGGGGTTGAAGGGCTGCGGGACACGCAGCGCGACATAGAAAACTATCTGATCACAGGCAAAGTGAACGAGAATGGAGGCTGATTTGATGGATTGGGGAAAATGGCTGAAAGCTGCGCTGATCCGCGCTGTGCGGACGTTTGCTGAGGCTGCGCTGGCCTACATCGGCACCGGGGCCGTGGTGCTTGGGGACGTTAACTGGCTGGGCGTTCTGTCTGCTGGTGCGTTTGGTTTTGTGACCGCTATGCTGATGGCTCTGGCTGGTCTGCCGGAGGTCGAAAAGATAGACCCTCCTCAAACTGACCCGCCTGATGTGAATATGTAAACTGATCAATTCCGGCAGGAGGAGCGGAAAATGTTTGATGGGTTGGACACTGAGCAAAAAGCAGTCAGCATCCCGTATTACGTCCATGAGGGCGAGATGGCGAGAGTAGAACGGCTGAATAAGCGATGGTTCATCGCGTTTCTGATCGTGTTGCTGATGCTTTTTGCATCAAATATCGGCTGGATTGTCTACGAGCATCAGTTTGAAACGTACATGATCCAACAGGATGTTGACACAGGCGAGGGCGACACCTTACTAACAGGGATAGGAGATGTGAATCAGTATGGCACGAGTTCGTCAGGTGATCATGGTCAGAGTGCGGAAAACAAGTAGCAACAATCCTATGCGGACATGCCCTAACTGCAACGGCACGGGGAAGGTTCACGCATGACCCTTTCTGACCTCTGCCGGAGCGATATCGAGTATCTGCTGCACGAATGGATTATCGGCAGAAATGCAGAACGTGACCGGGCTATCCTGCGGCGTAGGCTGTTTGACGGCATCACGTTTGAAAAGCTGGCAGAGGAATTTGATTTGAGTGTGAGATGTACAAAGGATATTGTCTACAAGGGACAGCAGAAGATTTTTAAGCACATCCCCGGATAAAACCGGGGATGTTTTTTTGACCGCTTCGGCGGTCTTTTTTTGTGCCGAAAATTGCACGATACCCGCCCTTGCACATCATCGTAACAGGTCGGATTTCGCGCAAAAATAGGGGTAGGAGGTGGGGAAAGTGAATGAGCTGATAAAGAGACTGATCGACTGCGGGATGAGCCGAGAGGTGGCAGTTTGGGCAGCAAAACGGCATTCCCACCATTTGGAGCAATACGTGGAAGAAATCGAGGAAGCCAGCCGTGAGCAGATGGAAGTACTTTAACAACAATCCTTCAGGCAGGCATGTCGGGGATTGCTCCGTGAGAGCTTTGTCTGTCGCGCTTGGGATCGACTGGGAAACGGCCTACGCGCTGGCGGCTCTGAACGGGTACATGATGAACGACGTCATCAGCGCGGACAGCGTATGGGGATCCGTTCTCCGGCAAAACGGATTTTACCGGCACGCCATCCCGAATTCTTGCCCTGACTGCTTTACCATCGGGGATTTCGCAGAGGAACACCCGGAGGGGGTCTACGTTGTAGGGACAGGCTCCCATGTGTGCACGATCAGGGATGGGATCGTCTACGACAGTTGGGACTCAACGCAGGAAATCCCGCAGTTTTACTGGCATAAGGAGGCAAAACGATGATCAATCAGTTTGGGCAGTTTATCCCGGACTATCCGGGCCAGCAATACTGGCAGGATCCAGCATACATGAGGTACATCGGCCAGCAGCACCAGCAGCAGGCGGCACAGCAGGCCCAGCCTATGCAGCAGGTTCAGCAGCAGCCAAGCAGCCGCATGGTGGAGGTTGTGCCAGCATCCTCAGAGCAGGCCGCGAAGGAGTTTCCGGTGCCTGCTGGAGCAACTCAAATGATCATCGGCAATGATGATTCCTTCATCGCGGTCAAAGCGGTTTCAATGACTGGCCAGATCACCTTCGACATTTACGACAAACGGCCACCCGCTCCCCCGGAAAAGCCTGTGGATCTGGGCGCGTTCGTTACGCGGGATGAGCTGGAAAAGCGGCTGGCCGAGCTTAAGCAGAAGGAGGTACCGGAAGCATGAGCATCTTTGACAGTCTTGGCAACAGAGCCCAGCAGGGACAGCAGATGAACCCGCAGACCATGCAGAACGAGCTGGGAAGCATCAAGGCCGATCCGGGCAAGTATCTGAAAGGGCATGGTTTCAACATCCCGGCAGGCATGACTGATCCGAAACAGATCACCCAACATCTGCTCCGCACCGGGCAGGTTGGCTCGCCCAGGCTGCAGCAGGTCATGCGGATGCTGGGCAGATAAATGCATTTGTCCGCGCAGACGTGTGCGGGTTGAAGCATTTATTCATTCCTAATGATTTCTTTCGTCGAGTGCGCATAGACGATTTGAAATAAATCTATCAACGAAAGGAATCTGATAAAAATGGCACTTACTGATGAAAACGGCAGCGGAATGGTCATGC